TAATAAGAATACAGTAAAGAATTTATTTTTTATACCTGACCCTAAACCACAAGATGAGTCTAAGTTAAACGTACCTAAAGTAAAAGATGATGTCCCATTCTAAAATAAAAAAGATCTACGGACCACCAGGCACAGGTAAAACAACATATCTACTTAATATTGTAGAAGAAGAATTAGAAAAGAATTTAACACCGGAAGATGTAGCCTTTGTTGCCTATACAAAGAAAGCTGCAAGTGAAGCTATCGGAAGAGCTGCACATAAGTTTAAGTTAGACCAAAAAGATTTTAAGTATTTTAGAACAATACATAGCCTAGCTTTTCAATGTCTAGGTTTATCTACGAACGATGTATTAAAGCCAAAACATTATATTGAAATATCAGATGCTTTAAAAGTAGATCTAGCACCGAAAGATATACATGATGATGATGGTAATTTTATACAACAAGATCCTTATTTAAAAATAATAGACTTATCAAGAATTACAGGAGTAGGTTTACATGAAACCTTTTCTAAGTTTGGACATATTGTGGGTGGTTGGAGAAAACTAGAACAGATTGCAGAATATCTGAAAGAATTCAAAAAAAATAGAAAATTATATGACTTTACTGACATGCTGTTAGAGTTTAATCTTAGACCTGACATATGGCCAGATATAGAGGTAATCATCGTTGACGAGGCGCAAGACCTATCGCTCGTGCAGTGGCAAGTTATTACAAACCTCATATCTAAATGTAAAAGAGCCTATATTGCTGGTGATGACGACCAAGCCATTTTTAAATGGGCTGGGGCTGATGTTAATACATTTCAGTCTTATCCTGGCACTTCTGTCGTACTCAATAAATCCTACAGAATACCTAAGTCCCATCACTTCGTGGCATCCAAGATCGTTCGAAAAATCAGAGATAGAGTCGAGAAAGAATGGGAAGCTAAAGACGAAGAGGGCAAGGTTGTTACAGTCTATTCACATGAAGCAATACCCTACAAAGATAAAGAGTGGCTTGTACTCGCAAGGACTAAATACATACTTAATAAAGTTGAAAAGTTCTTCTTGGAACAGGGCTACTACTACGCAAGATTTGGGCAAAGTAGCATAGCTGATAAATTGAAACACGCCATTGCATCTTGGAATAAAATATCAGAGGGAGAGAGTGTTGGTTTAGATGGTGTCAAAGCCATGTATGAGTACATGTCATCAGGTATTGGTGTACAACGTAATTATAAAAATCTTAAAAATTTAGATGATAAAGAAAAGTTTGATTATGAGAAACTTATGTTTCAACAGGGTTTATTAATTCAAAAGACAGCTACATGGTATCAAGCATTAGACAAAATACCTTATGGTAAAGTGATGTATATTCGACAGCTCATGAAGCGAGGAATAAACATTTGGCAAAAGCCACAAATAGAAATTTCTACGATACACGGAGCTAAAGGTGGAGAAGCAGACAATGTTGTTTTACTTTTAGATCTATCGAGAAAATCCGAAGAAGCGTTAATTAACAACCCTGACGATGAACACAGAGTCTTTTATGTAGGTGCTACAAGAGCACGAAAAGAGCTATGGCTGGTACGTTCTGAGACAGATAGGGAATACCTGGAGGTGATACGATGAAGAAATATATTCATGTCAATCAACATATTATTCGCAGTAACAAAAAGAATAATGAAAATGAACCTGTAATTACTATCAAAGAGGGTAGGAAAAATACTTACTGTCATGAGGTTATTATCAATGGACCATCCAGAGTACGATATGGGGGCAATAATAAAGCAATTTTAGCTTGTGGTGCTCGTGTCGTTATAGAAACAGAAGCAGATATAGAAATGAGGTATTTATGAGGATTGTTTACAAAGACGGAAAAGTATTTATATCTTTAATAGAGAAAGAAATGAAGGATATCAAAAAGTCTTGGCCACAACCTGTAGAAATTGAAAAAAGCTGGATACCGTTCTTGGTAGAAGACATGGCTACAGTAAATTTAGAAGCATGGCAGGATGAATTAAATAAAAAATGAACTGTTGGCATTGCAATAAAGAATTAAGATGGATGGATGATGTAGACCTTAGTGAGGAATATGATGACTGGTCTTTTATGACATTATTAGATTGCAGTACATGTGGATCATTAACAGAAGTTTATTTCCCAAAAGAAAAGGAGAAGGATGACGATACAGAATCCCCTATTCCAACCACCAAGTGAGTGGGTCTGTCCTGAGTTTATAGATTACAAAGGACAAACACCCGTTGCTATTGATTTAGAAACATACGATCCAGGAATCAAGGAACACGGACCAGGTTGGGCAACCGGTAATGGAAAAGTTGTGGGTGTTGCAATCGCATGGGAAGGGTTCAAAGGTTACTTTCCAATTGATCACGACTCACCAGGTAACTACGATAAAAAAGTTTTTATGAGACAGTTTCAAGACATGTTAGATCGTTGTCCTGAAATTGTTTGTCACAATGCCATGTACGATATCGGTTGGATGAAACGTATGGGTATGAGAATTACATCAAAGATTTGGGATACCATGTTAATGGCACCTATCTTAGATGAAAACAGAATGCGATATTCTTTGAATATTGTTGGACAAGATTATTTAGGGGAAAAGAAATCAGAAGCACTGTTATATGAAGCAGCAAAAGAATGGGGTGTCGATGCAAAGAACGACATGTGGAGATTACCTCCCATGTACGTTGGACCTTATGCAGAACAAGATGCCGAGCTTGCGTTAAAATTATTTCACGTTCTTCAAAGAGAAATCCTCGCACAAGATTTAACTCACATTAATGAGTTAGAGCACCAGGTCTTACCAGTCTTGATTGATATGAAATGGCATGGTGTTAGAGTTGACATAGATCAAGCTGAACGCACAAAAAACAAACTCTTAAAAGAAGAGTCTGAACATTTACAGAAAATCAAAAAAGAAACAGGATGTGAAGTAAATGTGTGGGAAGCTAAATCTATATCTAAAATGTTCGATGCATTGGATCTTCCATATGCACGGACTGAATTGACGGGTGCTCCAAAATTCGACAAGCATTTCCTCCGCACTCATGGACACCCGTTGGTTCAAGCTGTCGCTCAGGCCAGAGAATATAACAAAGCCCGAACGACTTTTATTGATACAATTCTAAAGCATGAACATAAGGGGAGAATCCATGCTGAAATAAACCAATTACGGGGTGATGGTGGTGGCACAGTCACAGGACGACTCAGCTACAATACACCAAACCTACAACAAGTTCCTTCCTCGAAGGTTTTAGGACCGATGATACGCTCGCTCTTTAAACCCGAAGAGGGGATGCAATGGGGTGCGTTCGACTACTCACAACAAGAACCACGTCTCGTGGTTCACCTCGCTAGCTTAACCGCTGGTGGGTTGAAAGGCGCAGATGAGTTTGTCAACGCATACCATGAAGACCCCAACACTGACTTCCACACAATGGTCTCCGAGATGGCTAAAATAGACCGTAAAAAGGCTAAAACGATCAATCTAGGGCTATTCTATGGCATGGGTAAGGGGAAACTATCATCTGAGTTAGGATTGACTCCTGGTGAGGCTGAAGACCTTTTTGAGAAGTATCATGGACGTGTTCCTTTTGTAAAAGAAATGATTGAGCGAACCATGAAGAAAGCTGCTGATGTCGGTCATGTAAGAACCTTACTGGGTCGTAAGTGTCGATTTGATATGTGGGAACCTTCACGCTACGGTGTCCACAAACCACTGCCCAGGGACCAAGCTGAAAGAGAACATGGCAAACAAATACGCCGTGCCTTTACCTACAAAGCTTTAAACAAAATTATACAAGGATCTGCTGCTGACATGACAAAGAAAGCAATGGTAGATTTACATAAAGAAGGAATTGTTCCACACATCCAAGTGCATGATGAACTAGATTGTTCTTTTGACAGCGAGCAACAAAAGAATAGGATTATGGAAATAATGCAAAACGCAGTGCAATTAGAAGTGCCTGTAAAATTAGATTGTGAGGTTGGACCATCATGGGGCGAGGCGAAATAGATAAAAAGAAAGATGACAAAGTAGAAGCAACACTATGTCCAAGCTGTTCTTATGAACATGTCATTGTTCCTATGTTTCGCATTGATAACGATAACTATCATTGCTTGCTATGTAGAACTTCCTTTGTAAAAAGGGTCAACGGTAGAACGTTATATATTCCTTTGTCTGAACCGGATGTTGAATTTGAAGCTGAGTTTGATGTTTAGCAACGACAATTATTAAACTGTTTATTTGCAAGAGACACTAATCTAATAACTTTTGCAATACACAAAATTCCTTTCATGTTTCGGCCGTTGCTATCCTAATATTTTAACAGTTGCATAACTGTCATGCAATCAAAACAAAACTAAAAATTATTTTTCTGTGTATAAGAGTGCCAGGAGAAAAATTATGTTTAACTTAACCAACAAAGCAAAGAATCATTTCTTAAATTTTTTTAAGAGTGATGACAAAGACGAATCAATCAAAGATTTTTGCCAAGCAGAATATAAAAAAGATTGGTACGCAGCTTACATGACTTATAAGCAAGAAGGCCGTTTTCCAAATTTTGTAAGAAGGTCTCTATAGTAAGTCTTCTAATACGCCTGATGATGCACAAGTAAATTGTAATTTAATTGTCTCATCACGGCTTGTTAGTTCTGTACCTACCAATTTGTAATACTCATTACATTCTTCATAACTGTCAAAGATAACTTCCGAACCTAATCGTACACATTTTTGATCATAGCCTAATCCGATACACGCCCAGCCTACTAAAAAGAATTTTAACATCTATTTACCCCTATTGACATTTATATCATAAATTCTTATATTATACTAAGAAATTAGGATTATGCTATACATTGTATTAACATCATTGATATTAGTCACACTAATATTTTATTTTAGATGGTTTATGGCCACAGGTCTAATTTTTATTTTAATATTACACTTTTTAGGAGTTATTTAATGGATGCAAGCAAATACAAATCAGTAGCTATCAAGGTCGCTGTGTATAATAAAGCACGACCGATGGCAGAAAACGATTACTGTACAATGGGTGGATTTATACAAAAACTAATTGAACAAGAGGAGAAGAAACGCAATGGCAAATTACGAAAGTAGAGAACAGTTAAAGAAACATTTATCTAATGCGATTGGCTATATGAAGCATGATCGTACACAGTTTTCTTTACCCACAACGGTAGCTTTTTTAGAAGGATACCTGGATGGCTTAGAAGAAGCAGAACGTAAATTACAAAGCACACTTAAATTTATGGATAAGAAAAACGATTTTTTTGATTTTGCGGATAGTGAAAACCCTGAAATCAGATAACAAGTTCCGATTGCGCCGGCCCAATTCGGGTAAAGCAGATGTATAGCATACACAATGGTGTATTGTGAAAAGCTGTGAGTTTTAGTTGGAGTGCCTTTCCTCTATCTACGACTCAGGTCGGCTGACCTACAAAGGAGGACATAATGAAATTTCAACCTGTATATGAATATCAAGACGGTCGAGGGCATTCGATACGCTATTCTCATCAACGAGATATGAGACGTAGAGCAAGGAAAAAAGCAGAGAAACTAATGGGTAAAAGTTATTTTACAAACCCTAAGGAATCATTAGAATTGTCTCATGAATATAAACATGATGACAGAAGACCTAGAGTCCCTAATCTCTAGGCGTATGGTGCTTGATCTTATTGATCATGATAGAGACTACTTTAAGAATAAAAAACATAAAGTAGAAGCACTACGGGCCTGTGCCGATCTTTGGGACCACGAACTTGTGGGTGATACCAAGGATTTACAGGAAGCAACACGCCGTTTAATTGTACAAAAATTAAGTAAACTCAAGGACGGAAATGTGTTATCTTTCCCAAGATGATCAAAGATATTGTAACTAATGTAGAAATCTTCACAAAAGTCTCTAATCCACCAGAGATGCAGGAATACTTGATGTATCGTGTCGTGTATCGAGATGGTAGTAGTGAGGAATTTACCCACGATCAGTGGCATAAGATTGTAACTAGGGGTTCTGGAGCCTTGAATCAAGGCTCACCGACCACCACATAGTCTTATTTCTTTTCTGATATTTGCGCCTGTAACAGAGCAATGACTATGTACGCTTCTTCTAATTTCTTTTCTAATTCTTGCATGATAAACCTCCCTTATATGCGTTAGTGCGTACCTACCACTGTATCAAAAACTGTTTTTAAAAGTCAATAAATCTTTGCTCTTGACATTTATTTTTGTTATGTTCCTACTATAGACACAAGATTATAAACCACGGAACACGGACCAAGGAGCAAAATTATGGCAACAAGACCAACAGCTGTTAGAGGCAAAACAACAAAAAAATCAAAAATGAAAAAAACATTAGCTGCTGCAGTTAAAGGTTTAAAAGCAGGGATAAAAGGAACTGCAAAATCAAAACTTGGAAAATCTCCAGGTGATGACATGAAAAGAGCGGCTAATATGTTAGGATTGACGCCTGCACAAATGAAATTAATAAAAAAATTGAAAGGAAATTAATATGGCGCCAAGAATATTAAGAGCTTCCCCAAAGCCAACAGGTCGTCCTGTTAAAAAAGCAAAAGCTTCAGGTAAACCAAAAGGATCAAGTCCTTCTATGGTTTTAGGTTCTGCTTCCAAAGCAGGAATGCAAAGCAAACAAGGTAGAAATTTTTTATTACCTAAATCGAAACGTCCGAAAATATTACCCGGTTTGCCACCTAGAGGAAAACCCGAATTTGAGCGTGGAAAACCTATGCCTAGAAAAGTAAAGACTCCAGATCAGCTTTTTAAGTTTATGGAAAAAGTTGGAAATAAAATGGGTCCAAAAAAAATTGAAATGACACCTAAATTGGAAAAAGAGCTTAGGCGATTGATTGAAGATAGAAAAAGAAATGATCCTGCAATTAAAAATAAGCTTAGGCGATTGCGATTGATTGAAGATAGAAAAAGACAACAAAAATAATGGCTCCGTTTCGAGGTTTTACAGGTAATTTAAATAAGAGAGCACCTACAGGTGTTCAAAGACCAGGGACCTCGTCTCCCTCTTTTAGTGGTTATAGTAAACCTTCCTCCAGACCAACAGGTCCAGGTTCAGGATATACACCAGGCGGTGATTCTTTTCAAAACTATAGTCAAAAAGATCAGAACATCATGTTTAATCAAGCTGGTGGTAAAGATAAATTTATTCAACAAGCTGGAAATATAGAACAAAAATATCAAAGACCTGCGGACTATCAAAGATTTTTAGATAAATCAAAACAGTATTTCAACGCACAATCAATTGGCGGTAAAGAAGTGAGGGGCCCTGATGGTATTATGCGTTTACAAATGTCTGGTGCCGATGTTCCTATGAAAGATGCACAGGGTCGAACTATTTTATCAATGATGCAACCTGAACTGACAGCACAAGCTCCGACACTAGGACAGCTTGTAGGTGACATGGGTCGTGGTATTGGAAGTATGATGGGAGCGGGCGCCGATTTTATTTTGGGCGGTGGAACCATGGGTAAAGTATTAGGTGGTCTAAAAGATAAATTCGCACAAGGTACAAATTTTATGGGTAAAGTTTTTAACCCAGGAGATATCGCAGGAAGACTACAAGCTGCGGGACCTGAAGCACAACGAAAGTATGGACAGTTGCTACAGCAAGGAATGACCTATCAACAGGCGTTTGAGGCAGCTACAGGCTCACCCTTTTCTACAGCTACAAATGCTACTGTACCTATGCCTATGACTGATACACCTATAACTAATAATATAGGAAGTGGAGTCAAAGACTATTTATCGAAAGTTTTTAATCCAGGTGACATCGCAGGAAGATTACAATCCGCAGGACCTGAGGCACAAAGAAGGTATGGACAGTTCATGCAACAAGGAATACCTTACCAACAAGCGTTTGAAATGGCTACAGGGCAAAAATTTGCAATGGGTGGAGTTGTTAATCTATAATTGAGATGTCTTTTATCTCTTTGATCATTCCTTTAGGGATCGTGGTCCCCCGACCAAAAGTCTTATCTGACGGTATTAGATCCGCTATCAATGTAATTGTTGTTTCATTTTCTTTAAGGATGAGGCCATAACTATGTACCAAGGGTGCTTCATCAAGATCTTTAATATCTTCGGGTTCATACCATCCTGTTGGATGTTCAATAGTGTCGAACCACGAAACACGGACCAATCTCATGTAAACCAATATATATATTATTCTACAGAAATTAAATCTAAACTTGTAAAAAATCAGCGAAATCGGTTTACATATTTACAATATAGTAAAAAGATATATATATCGCGGGTTCCCTCTGTAAATAAGTTGTCATCTCGTTGTAAACGGATTGCTCTTGGTTTACACAGTTTGTTGATAAATAAGGGTTTTTTGAGGGTCGTAAGTTAAAAAATGGAAAAAACTATGTCAAAAAAACAGGAAAAAACACTCGATTTGACCCCAAAACAGCAGAAATTTGTCGATATTTTCATCGAAAAAGGACATATTCAGAGTGCAAAACAGTGTGCTTTGGACGCTGGATATGCAGAAAGTGGGGCTACTGTGAATGCAAGTCAATTACAAAACCCTAAATACTACCCTCGTGTGGTAGATGAAATAGAACGTAGAAGAGCTGAGTTGGCTAGGAGATACTCCATTTCCTACAAATCTCACGTACAAAAACTAGCTGAGTTGAGAGACTCGGCGGAGGCTGCTGGTAATTACACTGGGGCTATTGCTGCCGAGAAATATCGAGGCATGGTAGCTGGACTTTATGTTGACAAGAAAGAAATCATGCATGGCACGATTGATTCAATGTCTGTTGGAGAAGTAGAGGAGAAACTAGTTGAACTTAGAAAAAAACTATCCATTCCTGGAGAGTATGAAATTATTGACCAAGACACATCTGAAGGGTCACCTGTCGGAGAGTCTGGCGATGACTTACTTATTGAAGAAGGGGAATCTAGTCTTCAAGACGATTCATGACACTGGTTGTGTCGATATTGTGTCTATTGATAAGCGTGGAAAAGTCCATTTGTATGACGTTAAAACGGCTTTGAAATATGCAAAAGGAAACAAAAAAGGTAAACCAATTAACCGTACGCTGACTGCATTGCAAAAGAAACTCAGAGTTGAGTTATTGATGGTTGATCTTGAAGAAGAAAGGTGCTGGATAATTAAACATGGCAGAAGAGAAAAACCTCTGGAAACAGTTAAAAAATAACACTAAATCAATAATTTGGACTAGAATTGAAAGCTCTACAGGTTTGGGTATCCCTGATCTGTTTGGATATTGGAAAAGGGGCTTTTGGTTAGAGTTGAAGATAATAACCAATAATAAACTTAACTTCTCAGCGCATCAAATTGCGTGGATCCACAGGCATTATTCTGCTGGCTGTCCTGTGTTCGTACTTGCCAGAGACCCTCTTTCGAAGACCCTTAAATTATTCTCAGGCTCCATTGTCCGTGATCCATTATCCATTAACGATAAACCCGTCCTTTGTTCCATCGCCCCCGGTTCCAGGTCCCAGAGCTGGGATCTCCTGATGCACTTACTGGGTTGCTGGACTCCTGATGGTAGTTCAAGCACGAAGCTCCATTAGACTCCATTCCCACGGCCCACCACCATTACCTCTTAATAAAAAATCCTGCAGCCAGTCCCGGGCTGTGATGGTTGACAGCAGGAGTACATTCTGCTACTCCTAAGTTCTTCCTTCTTTGTTTAGTTAGCCAAACATTAAACAAAACGGTGAGTCGAAGTCCTCGGCTCACCACCCTTTTTCCATTGTCCATTCCCCATTACCCGATGACCTCTTAGTATTACTATTATACAGGAGCTGGCAGCCCCGGGAGATGGGTTCTGGACAGCAGGAGTAACTAATTCTTGAAAAAGTTTTGTTTTGCCTCTTGACATCCTAACTAATTAGGACTATATATTATATAAGGTATGTGTCTCCCGATCCACACTGCTTGGTTAGTAAAGAAATCAAGAACAACAGGCGGGACATCACTTAATCCCTGTGGCAAGTGGAGGATGCGCAGGGAGCCTTAAACAAAGGAGAAAGAAACATGAATTATCATTTCAAGCACATCGAATACAGACTATTGTTTCAACACGGCTGGGACAGGTGTCCCTGGTTCGTGGACTGGAGAGAGGAGGTCCATCATGCCAGTAGAATTTAAACAAGACTCCATTCTCGATTGGCTCTTAGATAACCAGGAGAAAAGTACCATCAGAGATACAGCAGAGCATGGCTGTTCTGGTGGCACGATTGGTGAGTTAATATACTACGCAGACACCAATGCCTTTTATGAAAAATACAAAGAGGAGATTTGGGACAGGCTTAGCAACATGGCTGACGACATGGGCGAAGCCTCCATTCTCCATCTCATCGTGACATTTAATGGATCTAAAGAAGTAGGGTCTGAGCTGCAGCTCAGGAATCTCCTGGCGTGGTGGGCTGCGGAAGAAGTGTGCAGAGAGATCTGCATGGATTGGGATGATAAAGAATCAAAGGAGTGCTTTGATGAAATAAGCACGGCGCTTCATCAAACTTAATGCCGCCTTTTTTAGTTTACTTTGGAATTTTAACACTGGTAGCGGTGATGGTTTCTTTTTCCATCGCCAAGCTACCTTTTGGCATTGGTGCAGTATTCCGTGAAATATTGGCGAGCTGGGCGCTGCTCCTGCTGTACTGGCTGGTGTTCTCCATTCTCCATTCCCTTCTTACCCTTTAGGGTCTTAGGTATATTAATATAGAAGTTCCCCCGGGCCAGGGAGCTGCAGTCCTGACGGGGAAGATTGTGTTCGCAGTCCTGTCCGTGGTTCTTCATTCTCCATTACATTAAA